AAGCTTGTAGAGGCTACTTGGAAGGGAGATGGTAACAGCCTATGGTATCTTACAGAACCAATGGATGCAGACTATACACCTAAAACTAAAGTATTTCAAGAGGATTCTAGATTTGGAGTATTTGAAGGAAGTGTAGTCTTTATAGAAAGCAAGTAAGCGGGTTTACACCCATTAATGTATAATTTAAATTATTACAAAAATGTTAAAGTTAAGATTTTCTAAGCCATTCCATAAGCAGTATATGGATGGCAAAGTGTCTGTTTGTAAGTATGAGTGTCAGATTGTTGACAACCTTACTAAGGATGTTGTATCAGAGTTTACTGTAACTGGTACTGCAAAGTGTTCTCCTAATGACACTGTAAATCCTGAGTTTGGTCAGAAGTTAGCTGACAGCAGAGCTAAGTTGGCAGCTTATAAGAGAGCCAATAACAGATATCCAAAGTATTTGTTGATTGAATTAGCAGAAACCGTGGATAGAGCAGTTGGCATCTTGGAGTTCCATCAGACTATGCAGTATCTCAAGAAGAAGGAAGTTGACCATATTGCTGATATCTGCAGTGAAGTATGAAGTATGTCATTGATGAAGCTGTAGCAGAGAAGATGAATCTCAATCTTCCCCAAATGCTACTATTGATGTTCATCAAATCAGGTAGTGACATACGTTGGGTCATAGGTGAATTATTAGAGAAAGGAGCAATTGTTCAGATAGGAACTCCTCCTAATAGGTATATAGTTACTGAAAAGTGGAGTGACCTATGTGACAATGTGCTTCTTATGTCTGATAAAAGTGTTCCTACTGATGCAGAATTAGCTTCCATAGCAGAGAAATTGATAAAGGTGTTTCCTGAGGGAAAGAAACCTGGAACTCCCTATCCTTGGCAATGCAATCCCAAGGATATTCAAATCAGATTAAAGAAGTTTTTTAAGCTATATGGTAATCAATTCAGTGAGGAACAAATTATCAGTGCAGCTCGTAGATATGTAGATTCCTTTAATGGAGACTACAGGTATATGAGACTCCTTAAATATTTCATCTGGAAAAAAGAAGATGGAGATGAAATGTCAGAGCTTGCCACCTATATTGCTACCGAAGGTCAGGATGGCTCTGATTATGGAGAAAGTTGGGTCAATGAACTAAAGTAATATGGGACTAAGAGAAAGAGTACTGAATTATCTGGAGGAGAGAAGAGAAAGAATACTTAATGGACAAGTAAATAGTATTCCATCTCCTTTCCCAAGGTTTACTGATGATTTCATAGGTATAGAACAAAGTACCTATTATACTGTAACATCTTTCACCAAGGGTGCTAAATCTCAGTTTACCAGTTTTCTGTTTATCTATAAGGCACTGCTATATGCCTATTGGGGTAAGGAAGATATAAAGGTCACTATATTCTATTTCCCTATGGAGGAAACTCCAGAGAGAGTTATGCAAAGATTTATGAGTTTTCTCTTGTATGACTTAACAAAGGGAGAAGTAAGAATATCCCCAAGAGACTTACGCAGTTCAGTAAACAGTAAACCACTGCCTGAAGAAGTGTTAGACTTATTAAGGTCTGAGGAATTCACACAAATCCTTGAATATTTTGAGGATAATATTATCTTTAGTACTGAAGTTAATCCAACTGGAATCTACAAGTTTTGTAGAAACTATGCAGAAGAGCATGGTACATCCTATTATAATGAAGTCCAAATAAAAGATGAATTTGGAGTACCTAAGACTATTAAGGTATTTGACAGATATGAGATGGATAATCCTAATGAATATAGGATTATTATCATTGATACCATAAATCTAGTAGATACAGAAAGAGGAATGACATTAAAACAGTCGATGGATAAGCTTTCTGAGTATCTGGCAAAGTATCTTAGAAACAGATATTGTTTCAGTCCTGTGGTAATTCAGCAGCAGGCTTTTGAAGGAGAAGGCAATGAAGCTTTCAAACTGAATAAAGTAAGACCATCAGTTGCAGGATTGGGTGATTCAAAGTATACCAGTAGAGATAGTAATGTTGTACTTGGATTATTCAGTCCATTCAGATTTGGTATAGAGAACTATCTTGGCTATGATATTAAGAAATTCAAGGATAACATAAGATTCTTGGAAGTTATAGTCAATAGAGATGGTACTATGGGAGGTATTCTCCCACTATACTTTGATGGTGCTACTTGTACATTTGCAGAGTTACCCAAGCCAAATGATTCTGCTAATATGCAACAAGTTTATCAGTTATTGGATAAAATCAGGAATGTGAATGTTCTGATGTTTACTTTTAATAAATATTTTAGTAACAGGCTTGCAGGAAAGAAAATAAAGAATTATCTTTGCAGCCTGTTTAGGATAAGTAGAAGTTAATATGAAGTGTACTTAGACAACCAATACTTGGTGTGTATATAAACATACCTCCCCTTCTGGAAAGGTTTACATTGGAATAACCCACCATGCAAACCCTGAGAAAAGGTGGGGAAATAATGGTAACTTGTATGGCAAGGATACTGTGTTCTATAAAGCTATTCTTAAATATGGATGGGATAATATAGAACATGAAATCCTTCATTCAAACTGCTCTGAGGAAGAAGCTAAATCCTTAGAGGTATCACTAATTACTTACTATAAGGAGTTGGGACTTTCCTACAATATGACTATTGGAGGAGATGGACATAACTTTGGAAAAGAGAGTAGAACTGCTGAGTATAGAACTAAATCTTCTAGAAAATATAGAGAAGAGCATCCTGATTATGACAAAGAGCAATATGAAAAGCATAAAGAACATAAGAAAGAGAATGCTAGAAGATACTATAGAAATAATAGAGAAAAAGTTCTAGCTCAGAAAAAGAGTACTACTAATAAGGAAAAAGCAAGAATTAGGGCAGCTGAATGGAGAAGAGCACATCCTAACTATATGAAGGAGTATATGGAAAAGTACAACAGAAATAAAAAAGAATCATGTCAAATTTCGTAATTATTTTAGGAGAAAGTGGTAGTGGTAAATCCACTAGCTTAAAGACTTTAAACCCTAAGGAGACATGTATCTTCAATGTTCTTGGCAAAAGACTTCCATTTAAAGGAAGTAATGCTTTGTATAATGAAGAGAATAAGAACCTTTTCAAGGTGTCTGAATGGTCTACTGTAAAATCCTATCTTGAGTCTATTAACAAGAATGCGCCTCATATAAAGAATATAGTTATTGACGATGCTATATATATTATGAGAACTGAATTCTTTAATAGAAGTAAAGAAAGGGGATTTGACAAGTATAATGAACTAGCAGACCATTTTAGACAGATTATAGCTACTTGTAGCAACTTAAGAGACGACTTGAATGTCTTTATGCTGCTGCATGTAGAGTCTATAGAGGCAGATGGTTCTATCATAGGCTATAAGTCTTCTTCAGTAGGTAAACTATTGGATAAAATGTATAATCCTTTGGAGAATGTTACAATAACTTTGTTTGCTCAGCCTCAGTTTGATGATAAGGGAACTCCAACTTATGGATTTTATACTCATAAGAAGAAGCTTGATGGTATAGAGCTGCCAAGTAAAACACCTGATGGTATGTTCACAGAAGACTTTATACCCAATGACTTAGGTATAGTTATTAAAGCAATGAATGAATACTATGGCTAATTGGGCAAAGACAACTCCTTATGGAGACTACGATGACCCTTTGCAGAATCATAAGTTTGATGGGGAGATGCAATTTCCTGATGATAAACTTAGAATTATAGCAGTAAGAACCAGGCAGCATGAACTTCTTCATCAGTGCAGAATACTGATGACTCATGGAAAACATGTAGGAAGTAAGCCACACAAGAACTTGAAAAATGCTATAAGGTCTATGAGCAAAGCAAGGGCATTATATAACAAGATGTTGAAAGCACAAACCAGCAAGGATGCTGGAAATAATTAATTAATTATTTTACATTACAAAAATCATGAGTGAAAAGATTTTAAATGCAAGGGAACTTGCACAGGTAAAGTATGATTATGGTTAGAAGTAAGAATTTTACAGGAATTATCTACAAGTTTACCAGTCCTAGTAATAAAGTCTATATAGGATAGACCACTAGGAAGTATAGAAAGTGTGAGCATTCTTCTATTGCCAATAGAGGTGCTCAAACTCCCTTTTACAAGGCTATAAGAAAATATGGAT